CATGCCGGCGTAGGCGAGGTCGCTCGAAAGCTCCTGGCCCGTACGCGCACCCGAGATCCACGCCGTGAAGATGTAGTCGCCATCGGGGCTGGGGATCGAGTCAATCTCCGTGATGCTGCCACCCGAGGACGTCACGGCATTGAGCGTACCGACGAACTCAGGAAGACGGTTAACCGTGCGCCAGCCATGGGTCGCATCCGAGCCCACGAACTCGTAGAGCTTCGAGCCGGAAGCCAGGAGCGCACGCTCACCACTAGCCGACTCGTTGATGCCAAGCGCCTCGATGTTGGGGTTCGGGACCGAGTCGCCGTCGAAGGCCGACGCAGGCTGGCCGCTCACACCTGTGACCAGCGAGAAGCCATTTCGCTTCTCCAGGCTTCCAGGCCTACGCATCGTCACGTTCTTTGCCATGATGAGCGCAGGAGGCTTCACGTTGTTATCGTCCGTGTAGAGGTCGAGGCCTGCAACGACGGGAGAGTTAACGATCTGCTCGTTCGAAGCCATCAGCGAATCTCCAGGTGCAGGCGAACGGGGTCGAGGACGTCGTTGCCTTGGTCGTCTTTCGGCGCGATGTAGCGCAGCCGCATGATCTTTTGCCCGAGAGGGCCGGGAACTTCAACAATCTGCAGGTTCGGCGTGGCGTATGGGGCAGACTTCGCGTTCGGCGTGTTGGTCACGACCTTCGCGATGTTGAAGCCGTTCGGCGTACGTCCCAGGTTGTGAGGCACATCCACGATCTGCCCAGGCTTAAAGGTAATACCTTGTCCAGGCGCACCCTTCGTGACGCTCGTCACCGTCTGGGACGGTGGCGGCTGCTGTCGAATGGCATCCGTGGCGTCGGACACTGCGCGCTGCACTCGGTCGAGCTGCGCGTTGCCAGAAGGGCGAGGGGTAAACTGCTCGGGCTTTGCTCCCGACATGACTACCTCCACCAACCGTAGCGGTTGCTCAGAAGCGCCGTGCGGCGAATGCGCTCCGGTTGCGCAGCATCGCGCTCGGACGCATGAAGCTGGAATCGCTGGAAGAGCTCGTCACGAATGACCTTGATGGCAGCCGCCTGCTCGACGCTCTCCTCCTTGAGGAGGCACTTAATGGCCGCGTCCTTGATTACCCACTCATCCCAGCCAGAGCGACCATCAACCCGGTCCGTATCAACCAGCATCTTCTGCGGCGCGGGATAGTAGTAGACTCGATACGATCCACCAAGTGTATCTGGCGCAATCGAGAGAAGCTCTCGACCATACACCGTATAAATACGGTAATATGGAAGTTCGTTGCTTCCCTCGTAGATACCGGCCTGACGAAGCAAGTTCTGCTCGTCCCACATGAAGCGGCGCAGGGGATTGAACGTTGTCGTATTACCAACGCTCCCGCTGCCGTACCAGACGCCCTTGCACTTGTAGAAGTCGCTCTCGATGTAGGCGACAATCTGGCCCCCAGTTCCGCCTGATACATCGAGAACGATGTAGTTCGGAATGGTGGCGCCAGTGCCACCACCATACTCGTAAATGTAGGTCGTCAAATTCAGTGGCGTCATACCAGCCGAATATCCAGTAACGATCACTCGCTGACCAAGTCGAGCCGCACAGTCAGCCTGTCCAGCCGCCGTCGTGATACTCGTCGAAACAGCACCAGTCGTCGCATTGATGCCAACGACAACATTAGACGTAGGGCCCGCTGAAAATGATGCGTACCACACCTCGTCGGTAGCTACATCATATGACAAAAGACAAACGCCTGGAACGTATCCAGCAGCAACGAGCGTAGGCTCGATATCAACATTGCTCATGATGTTGAAATCGTAATACTGAGCGGACGTCGGAGCGCCCAATCCCATCGACATGTACAGCCTGTCGACTGCTGGAACGTATACAGCGGAGACAATCTTGTCTGGATAGCCAGATACAAGAAGCGACGGGCCGAGTGGGCTGCACTGCACAGAGTACAAATTATCAGACGAGTCCTGCACAAACAGAACGGACGGAGACGACGCGGAGGCAATTGTCAGGATGCTGAGGATTACGTATCCAGGCGTTAACGAATCTAGAATCGTTCCGGAAAGATCCAACCTGTAGATCGTCGACGACGACGCTGCAAAAATATCGCCAGTGTTTGGATCGAACAGTACGCCGTTTTGTACAAACGGCGGAGATCCTGCAACGGCAGCAGACGTAAATGACAACGTGGCTGGATCAATCGACACAACTGACGATGTCGTAGTATCGATGGTAACAAGCTTGTTGTTGTTCGTGTCGTACGCAAGAACCTCAAGGATGTCGGACGAAATCACAGAGCTCGTAGCGTGAGCCCCAGTGAGCATATCCACCTTGAGGATACGACATGTGTTGGCCACGTAATCGTTGATGACGTAGTAGGCATAGTTGCCAACAAATACGCACCCGCCAGTAAACGTGGTGTTGCTGATATACGCTGTTGAGTTTTGGAGCTGCCATGCCTGGCTAGGCATTGCTGCATCGACATACCCAAACCCAGCGTTGGTCAGCGTCACACCAGTGATGGCGCCGCCAGATGCCGTAATCACACCGGTTGCCGTGGCGTTTGCACCCTGCGAAAGGGTAACGGAGGCACCGTTCACATATCCAGTTCCGCCTGCATAGATCGAGCTGATTGACCGCACGACGCCAGTGTGGAGGTCGTTTTGAATGTCGTACTCCCCCGCGCCAGTCGACGCGAAGTCGACGTAGCGCAGGAGGTACTCTTGATCGAACAGCACGATCCGGTCGTAGAGCTCGGCCCACGACTGGTTGATGTACGCACGCACCTCAGCGGACGTAACGAACTGCGAGTTCACCATGTCGGCTTCACGCCGAACGGCCAGTTCGAGTTCAGAGAGCGTCCGTGAGTATGCCATGCGTCAATCCTCTTCTTCGTAGCTATCTTCGCCGCAGCACTTCTGCATCTCATGGAAGAGCTGCGCTGCCTGCTTGTACTTACCCTTCGCGCCAGCTTCGAAGAAAGCCTTCGCAAGGGGCTCAAGCGTGCTCGTCATGTCCATGCCCTCACCTTCGGAATCGGAAGCGAGGGAGGGAGAGGAGGGTCGCTCCTCCCCCATCCCAGGCTTCTTCTTGCCGATGGCGATCATGAGGGCCATGCCGCCTTTGCCCTTCATCAGGCCGGAACCGACGAAAGGGTGCAGACGAGACTGACGCACAGGTCGCCAGCCACATCGATAGGCGCAACAGAAAGGCTCTGCAGGTCATACGCCTGAAGAACACATCCAGTCGACGAGACCGACTTGACGGCGATGTTGTTGTGCTTGGTCTTGTCAAACGACGAGACAAAGCACGTATTGACGTCGACAACCGAGTTGACGGTGGAGGCGTTGTCGATAGACACCGTGTAGATCGCGTTAACGCCAGCTCCGCTAGCGGTAACAGTGAGTCCATGACCGGAAACGATTCCGGTAACGGCGCCAGTCGCGTCAACGGATACGCGCGTGTGCAACGTAATCTGCTGCACAACGTTCGTACCCTTTTGGGGGTACAGGTATCGGTTCAGTGCCATGATTCGGCTCCTTTCCTAGATCCTAGATCAGGCGCCGAAGTTGGTGAGGATGATGTTCGCGCCCGGGTTGTTGCAGATGAACTGCCCGTAGTGGCCGAAACGAACCTCGTACTGGTCGTTGTCGTTCACGCGGAGGTAGTCGTTGTTGTCCCAGTCGAGCATCTGCGGGGCAGCGCCGAGCGTGGAGAGCTCAAACGACGACATCTGAAGCATGAACGCCTTGTTGCGCGGGCACATCGGCGCAGCGACGATGTTCATCGGCCCGTTCGCGCCGTCGTACTGGATGCTCTTGAACGAGATGCCAGCGATGTTCGACTGAACACGGTCATAGACGATGTCCGAACCGAGCGCCTTCTTGAGGTTCTGGAGGTCGAGCGGGTTCACGAGGATCGTGTCGGGCGAACCAACGCCCTGCACGAGCACGCGAGCCTCACCTTCCATGAGCGCCTCGTTCATCGGGAGGCCCGAGACCGAGAGCACCTGGCCGGCAAGACGGACCGGATCAACCGAACGGTTGAGGCCCCAGAAATTGTCCGTAAGCGACGGGCTCGTGATCCACGATTGCAGGCCGGTAACGCAGCCAAGAGCGGAACCCGTGGCCGAGTAGGGGCTAACGGCTCCGCCGTAACCGACGTTGGCAATACCGGTCGCGTCACCAGCGCGCACAATCGAGTCGCCAGAAACGATCGCGCCGATGGTTGCGGTGGTGCTTGCCACACCAGCGACAAACACCTGCGTGGTGAGCGAGCCGGACTGACGGTTGATTCCGGTAACGTACATACCGGTACCGTCCTCAGACTCGGCGGTAGCAACACCGTATTGGTGCTGCGTACCGGCACCGGTCAGGTCCCAGAACTGGACCTTCATACCGAGCATGAAGTTGACCGCATCAGCGGGCGTCGCGAGCTGAATCGTGAAAACACCCGACGCGACGGTCGGAGCGCCCAAGATAACGCCACGCTTGCCGGTGCCGTCGCCGAAGAGCTGGAACTCAAGTTCCTGGAGCTCGTTCGTCGAGATGCCGTCCGTCTCGTTGTTCCAGAGGTCAACGAGCGCGCCCGAGGTGCGAACCGCAGCCTTCATGGTCTCGCCGTCCATACGGAGAAGACCGTAGTGGCGGGTGCGGTAGACCTGGAAACGCTTGTACGAGCCGCCGCCGCCGTTGACGCCAGCCTTCGCGATGCCCTGGGCAATCTTGAAGCCAGACGACGAACCCTGCGGACGCTCGTTCTGGAGCGCCACAACGCGGAAGTCGCCATCGAAGTTCGTGGTCTTCTTGACGAGCGCGAGGAGCGGGAAGTTCTTGTAGAGCGCCTGCGGGATCGCACCATCCGGGTACTTGGTCTTGAGGATGGCTTGAACGGCAGAGTAGGTCGGGTTTGCGTACGGCATGATTGAAACTCCTAGTTAGCTGGTTGCGAGGTTGCTTTTTTGACTGCGGCCAAAAGGGCAGCTTTTTGCTGGTCGGCATCAAGCTGTCCAAACGGCTTGCCAGCAGTCCGCGTCTCGCTGGCAGCCTTCGTCGAGATGGTCTTCACGCCCTTCTTCTGGGCAGAGACCGGCGCAGGTGCAGCGGCTGGAGCCGCACCAAGGCGCGAAAGCTTTCGCTTGTACTTGTCTTCGAGGTACCGAATGACGGCAATGTCCTCGGGCTGCTCGCCATGCTGGCTCTCGTGAGACTCAGCAACCGACATGGCTTCCTGCCAGAGCGACTCGACGTCGTCCTCGAACATGTTGTACAGCGTCGGGAACTTGTCCTTCGACACCTGACGGAGGAACGACGTGCGGGCCTCAGCAATCTGAGCCTGCATCTGTCGCTCTTCGGTCTCGCGGCGCATGGTCTCGCGCTCTTCGCGCAGCGCCTTGAGCTCCTGGCGGACCTCGTCGATCTCGCCAAACGCACCTTCGTGCATCTGGCCTTCGCGCATGCCAGCGTCGATCAGGTCCTGGAACTCGAACCCAAACTCCTTGAACGTGCGCGCGGGGGCACGACGCAGGCGCTTGAAGATCTCGTCGATGACCTGCTTTTGCGTGTGCTGAACGCGCTCATCCGACTTGGCGAGCTTCGCCTCCAGCTCGCGCACGCGCGACTCGGCCTGGCGCACGCGGCGCTCAGCAGCCTGACGCACAGACAGAATCTCGTCTGCGATGTCGCGCTCCTGCTCGGCCTCTTCCTCGGCATCGGCGGCTTGCGCCACCTCTTCCGTCTCTTCTGCGCCTTCCTGGACCTCCTCGGTCTCGGCGGCTTCTGCAGCGTCGGGCTCCGTCGCCTCGGGGGTTTCCTCGGGCGCAGCGGCTTCTGCCACCTCGTCGCCAGTGGCCTCTGCCGGGGTCGCCGCTTTGATGGCCTCGCTGGCCGCAGCGTTCATGCGTGCGTAAAGATCGTCAGACATTGGGTACCTCCTCTGGTGCCGGTGCCTGCTGGGCCTCCGGCGGCTGAGCCGCTGCCTGCGCTTCTGCCTGAGCCGCTCGGGCCTCGGCCTGCATCTGCGCAATCAGCGCCTCAATCTTCGCCAAGTACTCGTCGAGCGCCGCAATGCGTTCATCGGGCACCCCGTCGACACGAGCCTTGTTGTAATGCTTGCGAGCGCGGTCGTAGGCCACGTCGAGCAGCAGTCGTTTGTCGGGGTCCGG